GCTAGTACCGGAGGTAATGGTGGTGGTGGTGGTGGTGGTAGTGCCGTAACGGCTGGCAATGGTAGTGCTGGTAGTTCTCCTATACTTTGGACCGCTTCTGTCGGTGGTGCTACTGCTGGTTCTGGCTCTGGCGGTGGTGGCGGTGGCGGTAGTATTGCAGGTCCGGGTAATGGCGCTACTGGTGGAAATTGCGGCGGTGGTGGTGCCGGTGGATCGGTTAGTAGCGGTACGGGTGCTGCTGGTAAAGCAGGTTGTATAATCATTCAATGGACAAGATAAAATGACATGGACGCCAATAGTAGGTAAAGCTTTTAATTTAGTAGAGTTAAAGAAATATATTAACGGTCTTTCTTTCAACGCTTGGAAGCCATCGGTTATCGTTTGGCATAACACAGCTTTGCCCACAATTGAACAATGGGAAAAGTCTTATCGGGATGACATAAAGAAAAAGTTAGAACCGGGTATTACTCGCATTAAGAGCTTAGAGAATTTCTTTAAAAATAACCAAGGTTGGCCTTCTGCTCCTCACTTCTTTGTTTACAAAGATAAAGTGTGGGCATTCACACCAGCAAATAAAAAAGGTACAGGGTCGCCTAGCTGGAATGGTAACGGCATTCATATCGAAATGATTGCAGACTTTTCTAAAGAGGACGATGAAACAGGTTCAGGCTTATTAATTAAAAAGAATACAATAGCTCTTACTGCTATGCTTTGTGATAAAATTGGATTGAAGCCTGAGAGTGGGGAAGTGGTAAGTAGAACTCCATTTAGAACTACAGGGACTATCTTTTTACATAAACAGGACCCTAAAACCACTCACGATTGCCCCGGCAAAAACATTGCTGTTGACAAAGAGGCTATGGTTGATAGCGTTGCTGAATATATGGGGCACGGTGGCGAGCATGTCGGTGATGTTGATTTAGTCCCTGTCAAAATTAGAACCGGAACCGTCAATGTTTCTTCAAATGATTATTTGAACGTAAGAGAAACATCTAGCGCGTCTAGTAAAGTTATCACTACGCTAAAGCCTAATACTCAAGTTACTATTTTAAATCAAGCTCTAAACGGCAATACTAAATGGTTTTATATTTCAGCTACCAAATATAAAGGTTGGGTTGCTGCAAGATATATAAAGGAAAATTAAAATGGCTGACGAACTTAATAATACTCAATCCATTTCAAAGACTATGGGTGACGCCATGAGCGACGTACAACGGGGGTTAGCTTGGTTCATAAGCGTCTCCTTTATTCTTTTAATTTTTGTGTGGGTGTTTCGTCCTCCGGTTATGGCTCCTGAGAGTATGGCGCAACTCAATCAATTGGTTTCCACACTCCAAAACATTTTGCTTTTAGCAATTGGTTTTTTCTTTGGTTCTTCTAAGTCGTCTCAAAATAAAGACGATGCTATTATGACTGCGGCTCTTGCTCCAACTCCTCATACTGCTCCAACTACAACTACTACCGTTGAACCTGAAAAGACGACTACTATAACTCAAACCCCTAAGAAAGATGGTGAATAAAAATGAAGAAACTTTTAATTGTTGGCGTTCTCGCTTTGGCTCTTGCTGGTTGTAATCAGACTGCACAAAATGTTGCAGCTACTATTACAACGGCTACACAGACTACTAAAGAAAAGGTCAAGTCTGTTCAAGGTTACGCTGTTGCGGTTTGCGGTTATCTCCCGGCTGCGGCAAGCGTGATTGGTATTTTTAATTCTGGTTTTAGCTCTAGTGTTGCTGTTGTTGGTAGTGCAATTTGCAATGCTGCTACCAGCATTCCGTTTGCTGATGGTGGAAGCCGTAAGATCATTGTTAATGGTGTTGTGGTTAGGGGAACTTTCGTTAAGTAACGAATTTAGGGAACCCGGAACAAAACCGGGTTCCTATTCGTTTAATATTAATGGTCCTAAAATGTAAAATGAAGTCAATTATAGAAACCTGCATTTTAGGTGTAACTATGACTTGGGATGAAGCCAAATTATTTTTTAAATTTTGTGCTGGTGGAATTACAGTTTTTGCTACTGTAGTAGCATTATGGTCAGCTTTAGATTTACCTCAAGCTGCATCTAAAGATTATGTTAATGGTAAATTTGCATTAGCTTCAGACTTGACAAAAACAGTACAAACAAGTCTTATTGAAACCAGATTACAAATAAATAAGATGACTAGGCAGAATTTAGAAGGTGAAAAATATACGTTGGAGCAAAAACTAAAAACTAGCTCTGATTTTGAAGATCAGAAAAGACTTAATGACGTTCTACAAAGTTTGATTGATACACAACGAGAAAGGGAGAATTTACAAAAATCGGTCCAATAAACCCCATTAACTAGGAACTTTTAATTATGACGATTAAACCGATTGCCATAATATTTTTTTGCTTGTTTGGAACTTTTGCGGCTACAAGTACGGCCAACGCCATTATAACCTGCAATCAGCAGGGTTGTTCCGATAGACCGACCATCGGGGCGGAAACTTCAAACCAACGCACCAGCGGACGTTATTATAAGGCTGAAGGGTCCGTGGTGGGTGGTCGCCCGGCTGGTTGCCCGCGTCGATATTGCGGCTGCGGTGTTTCGTTAAAAGTGTTCGGTAAAATTATTCCAGAATTGAACCTTGCCTACAATTGGAAGCGCAAGTTCCCTCGCACTTCACCGGCTCCGGGTATGGTTGCGGCCAGATCGGGTCATGTCTATTACATTATGAGAGTTATTGATAGCTCTACAGTGGTTGCTTATGACCCTAACAGCGGTGGCGGTAGGACCAGAATACATGAACGGTCATTACGCGGTTATACAGTGGTAGACCCTCATGGTAATAGAATGGCAAGCAATGAAAAGAATTTTTACTGAAGAAGAAAAGGCCAATAGGAAACTTTATAGAGAATTAAACAAAGAAAAAATTAAGGAATGGAATAAAGCTTACCAAGCTGATCCACATGGTAGTAGATTGGCTAACTTAGAATAGCCTCTGTTGCTTTGGACGTTGATAATAAGCAATGTCATAAAGTATTTCAGTTGCTTTTGCAATGTACCAATCATAGTTCAGATTGTAAGGAACTTCTGTAGGCATGTCCATAAAAGGTACAGCGCCTTCACTATCTGCTACTTTGTTATTTGCGGCAACTGTATTTATAGTACCCATTTCACCTTTAATATATGCCCATCTTACAACCTTGCCTAAGTATTTACCATCCTTATGTGCCCCCGGCGCTTTAGCTTGCCTCACAGTTATAAATCGAGTGAAGTCTTGACAGTTTCTAATCGTCTGTTCAACTGGCGTGCCATCTAAAAGTAATTGCTTAACAGCATCGGTACAAATTTGTGACGTTGGGTTAGTGTCAAGTTGAGTACCGCTTTGTGAACCAACTTCAGACCAAGGACCTTTTACTTTTACGTCCTTTAGTCCTTTAGCGTCTTTCTTGACTGCAAAATAGCTGTTAACATCGCGGGCATAGTAACTGCTGTAGCGAGTTTCTTCTAAATTAAATCCTGTGATTGTCTCCCAATATTTTTGACATTCCTCATAAAGCTTCTCTTTATCTTTAGGAACTAAGCAAACTACGCCATCCGTATTAGCAGAGATAACCGTAAAGCCGCATAGCGTTACCGTTTCAATATATAAAAGTAATGCTAGTTGTCCCGTCACATTCTGTTGGATAGTTAAAACAGGATCGTATAAAGCTGAATAAGGATCGCTGTACTTTCCACCGGCTCCATTGATAACAATTTTCTTACCATTGGCTGCTGTAGTTCGCTTTGCATTCTTATCTGCAATGCGCGATGTAATCAGCTTTTCATATACAATTAAATATGCCGGTCCTATACCTCTGGGGTACAGACCTAATGTAGTTGTTAACCTTGGGTAATAGCTTGTAACGTCTTTATCACTAATTGAAAGTTCATCTGTAGCTTTATAAAATACATTTTCCTCTGAGCTATGTAGCCCACCGTTCCCAAGTCGATACTCGCCAGTGGCAACCTTGACTGAGTTTTTAAGTTCGTCGGGCAGCGTTACCTTGCCACTCTCTGCAATAATAAAGGTCGCTGATTTGACGGTTTCTAAAAGAGCTTGAAGGGCTGGCGTCTGATATTTAATATAATCCGGGGGTTGGTATTTAAAACTGAAGCCGGGCGGAATGTCAGGTTTCTTAGGCCGGGAACCGTTGAGCTTGGTCACTTCCTGTACTAGCACAGCTTCAGCTATTTGAGCATCGGACTTGCTCATAAGGTCTAAGCCGTATTCGCTGCTCATTGCGTACCGCAATGCAATTCGCTCTTGCATAAAGTCGAACAACAATTCAGTACCATCTAAATCATTAAAATTATAATGTTTGGCAACTAGCTTTTCTTCATCGGTGAGATTAACATTAATTGGGAATGGTAGCTCTTGAATACGCGGTGCATGAAGCCTTGCCATATAAAGCTTTAATGAACCGCGAAGTGGAGCGACTTCAATAAGATCGCGGATAGATGTTTCATACATCTTAAAGCCGAAAATCTTTTGTGCTTCCTGATGCCACAAATTTTCATTGATTAAAGAATTAGCTAGTTGCTGAAGCTTAGCTATATCTTGGCTCTTATAGCTTAGCCACAATATCGGATTATCAAATTTAATATTGTTAAAACCCACACAAATATAATTGTGCATTATCCAGCTAAGCTTACGCTCATTGAACGGACTTTCTAATACAAGATATTTCTTAGTCTTATGACATTTAAAACCAATGAAGTAATAGTTTTTAAATAGCTCAACGTCATAGATTAAAATACCACCTTTGTTAGCAACTAATTCTTCATCCGTGAGCATTGGACGTTCGACAATAGGACGCGCACGGAAGGGACGCAGCGTTACCTTTTCGTCGGATAGAGTTATTAGGCCGGGACCGCTAACCATTGATATTTAAACCGCTTTGAATTTATATAAGCTACTACCCAATTCCATTCTTTACCAATCATCCACTTTATAATTGGTGCTGCTCTAACAGCTTTTCCATCTTTAAATATAATGCCAGCTACATAATGAGGAGCATCTATGCGTAATAAGACTGTCATGCAAACCCCATCAATATACCTCTAACCTTGTCACCTGTAAATACCAGTAGCTTGCTATTACGTTCTGCTGGTACATAAAAATCAATCTTCTCAGCTATGTCTTTTAAAAGCGATAAATATTTAGCTGAATATACCGGACCAACTTTTAATCCCTCTACCTCAAACTCGGCTCCTGCGCTGTCCTCATTATGACTACTCAGCTTACCATCTTTAAAATAAACATTCCCGTTACGTGAGAAATCTTTAATAGCGTCTAAAGCTTTAAAGAAGTCAGTAGGTATCTTGATTGGTGAACTTGGCTTTTCCATGATATGAGATATATTCGGCCAAGCTTCAGCATATAATTGAGTACGTATAAAAGAATTGTCCTCAAGATAGAATGTCGCTGTTGTAGAACTTAGACCAAAGCCCATAAGTTTCTTTGACGATAGAAGCACCGGAATAATAGCTTTAGGTATCGGTACATTTGTGGGCAGATTTAAACCGTGCCAAGCTTCAACCAATATCTTACCATCGGTAGCTATAACACTTCCACCATTCATAAGGAAGCTGAGCGTTATAACTCGCTGTCCATTCTCAGGCTTAATCTTTTCAATTAGCTCAAGCGAAGTTTTAAAAGTATCGTCTATAGGAGCTACGTTAGCGTCAGGAGTTGGGAAGTAAATTAGACTTGGATCAATACAAGGTATGACGGCTTTAAAAGGTCCAGACTTGATTGAAAGTTTATTGTCTAGTTGGGTCAACGTATAATGTTCCCCACACTTAGACAGAGCATTTAGAAAGGTCTTAGCGTGTGGAGCGCAATAAAGCTCCTCCTCAATGATACAACCTGCACCTAGCGTACCATTGAATGCAGAAGCGGTTTTATCTTTTAGGAGAATGTGAGTTTCAGATGGAGCGCCTTCATCGCGGGCGATAAGGCTAAGAAACCTTACCACTTCCAATAAGCGGCTACTGGTTTTCTCTGAAGGTTTCTTTGGTCTTGGCGGCATTCATATAAGCCTTGTAAACATTACTGCGATCAACTTTTAATAATAAGCTGATTTGACCGTATGTTAATTTCTTGTCGTCTCTAAGCCTTACTATTTCTTTAGTTCGCTCTTTATTACGCTCACGAACACCTTTAGATTTAGTTGCTGTCAAAATGGCACGTCCTCTTTATCCTCCCACTTAGGGCAACCATACACGATTACTTTAGCTGGTGGGCGTTGCATAACTAAACTGCACAATTCGTCTTTCTCTCTAAAGTTGGCGCAATTTAAGCAGCCTATATAAATAAATTCAGTTTCAAAAATATTCTCAAGCGTGTTGTAAATGTTAGCTCTTAATTCGTGGCGAGAGTTAGGGCGAAGTTTTGGCGCTTTCATTTAAAACTCCACTCCCATAATTTCCGGGTTGGGCAGCTTATTGACCCACACCTTCACCGTCTTAGGTTTCTTTAACATAGTCACATATTGCAAAGCTTCTTCAACTGTATTTGGTGGCGGGATTTCGCTGCGTTGTTTCCACCACTGTTTAAAGAAATGTTTTCCCGGTCCTTTAGTGGATTGTGGGAATAGCCATTCTGTAAATGACCTTATACCAGTATAATAGACCGCTTTCAAGCACGGAGTTGAGACTTGAGATTTTTGATGCTTATTATAAATTACTCTATCAACTTCAAATATTTCTATAATAGGTAAATCTGATTTTATAAGTTCGTGGTGTCCAGCACTCTTGGTAATTTTAATTTCAAAGCTAAATTCAGTCTCACAATGCGAGCATGTTTTATTTTTAATATGGTTGAATACACCGCAGAAGTCGCAGACCTTCACAGGCACCTCACCTCCACCGCCACCCTTCTTACGTGGTATCATTGGGTCATTAATTGGACCTAAGCAGGGAGTATTGCGAGCGTAATCTAAAACTAAACAGTTCTTCTTACCGTTAGTTGGGCGTGTACCGCGTCCAAGCATTTGTACCCACAATGGTACAGATTGAGTTGGCCGGAACATTGCAATAGCATCAATAGCCGGATGATTAAAACCTGTTGTTAGCTTCCCATAATTTACAATTGCTCTTAGACTAAAATCTTTAAAAGCTGCAATTGCTTTATCATTATACTCAGGACTTTGTTTAGAATGCACAGCAGCGCAATCAATTCCGAATTGACCTAGCATTTCGGCTATGTGTTCTGCATGTTCAATACCAGAAGCAAAGATAAGCCATGATCGCCGATCCTTTGCAGCTTCCACAAGCTCACGTAATCCATTCCATGTGACTTCAGCAACGTCAACAGCGTGTTGTAATTGACCTTGATTAAAGTCGCCTTTTGACATGCCTACATTTGAAATATCAAGCTCGATTTTAGTTCTTAAAGGAACTAGAGGAGCTAGGTAGCCATCAGCGATTAGCTGATTAAAGTTTTCCATGCTGCATAGATCGTGGACAATATCAGTAAAGATACCGCCATCCGTTATCATCCCTTGGCCCATTCTAAAGGGCGTAGCAGTAAGGCCAATAATTTTAATATGGGGATTTATTAATTTCATTGTAGCAAGACACGTCAGATACATGCTTGCGTCATCGGTATTTATTAAGTGGGCTTCATCAATAAAAATAATATCTCTATGCCCAAATATATGAGGGTTATTTTTAACTGACGCGATACCCCCATATACAATGGGCATTACCGGATTTTTCTCTTTTAAACCGGCTGAGTAAATACCCAATGGAGCATTAGGCCATATACCTTTTAATTCGTCTGCATTCTGCCTAATAAGCTCTTTAACGTGCGTCAGCAACAGGAAGCGTTGGGTAGGCCATAATTCTAAAACTGATTTAATAAAGATAGCAGGGACAATAGACTTACCTGTACCTGTCGGCCATGCGAGCAAAGGATTACCTGTACCGCCTTCCTGAAAATAATTCCAAAGCGCGTTAAGACCGTCTTGCTGGTAGGGACGTAGGGTTAGGATCATACTATAGCTTTATAATTTTCGCAACCAATCGGGATGAAGCTACGCGGTATAACATCATTAAAAACTGAACACTTCCATTGCCCGTTTGCGATAGGCGTTGCATTCTCACAAGAGCGACAATTCTTTTCTATAGGTTCTCCATCGTGACAAATGCCCTTCATATCACACCACTTACAAACGTAGTAACTAGGATTGTCATTTATCTTTTGCGGCGGTAACTGAGCATAAATAATATCTCTAGCTTTGTTCTCTAGCTCAATTCCCAAATTCCAATCAAGCTCTACAAATTCAAAATACCATTCATCGGTATTTTTATTTACAGCACAATACAGACCATGTTTTATTTCAAAGCCCTTACCATACCCCGACATTTGTTTAAAATGTTGAGGCTTGGACTTCTTAAGTCCCTTCTCTTTTAAATCCAAGAAACTCTTTTCACCATGCGTTTTATATTCGCACACAACCGGCAAATCTTCACACCAGCGGATTAAGCATAGATCATCTGTAGAGCCTCCATAATGACCGTCAACACCAGAAATGCGAGCTTGTTTATTTACTTCAGTCCTAAAACTAAATCCTGCCCACAATAGAAAGGCTTGAAACTGAGCTTCCTCTCTATGACCGCGTTGGAACAATCGCCTTATTCTAGGATCATGTTGGATAAGTTTAACCCAACGGAAGCCGTACCAAATCTTACGTGAGCAATCGTCACCAATGATTGAGACGCCTAAATGGTCGCGGTGCTCTGAAGGCCATTTTTCATTGCTGTATTCAGCAGCATATTCATATAAACGATTTTGAATTTCATAAGCATTTAAAGAGGGCTTGCTGTCGTCAATCATTCGTGGCTGCCAACGTCCATTGTAGTGATCTAAAATTGTGGGCATTATGATTTAATAAACTTACGCTCAAGCCAAACTTTTACTTCTTTAGCGTCACTGTCTGGTATTTTTTCCATATGAGGGTAAGGGTCTGAGCTAAAATAAATCCTGTAAGCTTCGCCATTTTTAGTAACGATGTAACAATCATCTTTATACATAGCGCAATTTAAAATTTGATCCATTCTACTATTCCTTTAAAAATGACGGGACCGAAGCCCCGTCATTAGTTTTATAAATTTAAAACTACTTACCCCAAGGCGGGGGAGTATTAGCAGGAGCAGCGGCATTAGGACCGGGTTGCCAACCTTGAGCGATCTGAGGCGCGGTTGCTGGTGCAGTAGAAGGTTGTCCACCCCATTGAGCAGGAGCAGGGTTTTGTGCGGGCTGCTGTGCCGTCTGCTGAGCAGGTTGAGCAGCTACAGGCTGCGGTGCTGCACCAGACTTACCCGGCTCATTACCGTTTACGTCATAATACTTTTTAATTTCAACGTAACCGCCTTCCGGTTTTTCGGCCGAAGGTTCATGTCCCTTCTGATGACCAATCTCCATGCGGCCGCGAGCGCCGCGCAATTCACGCGCAGCTTGATCGAAAACGGGAGTACCGTCAGGATGCTTAGGATAAGTCAAACGGAACACATTGGTAGCATGGCAAATAGCAGAGATTTGCTTGTTAGCAATTTCAATTGCCTTAGCACTCTCACCATCAACAATAAAGCGTTCCATATGGCGACCAGCAGGAGATTGAAATTCAATATGCAGCATAAGATGCTTTTGATTTTCACTCGGCTGAAGATAAGTGTTAGCAATCTGAAACTCAAACATACCGCATGGGTGGCTTCCCATGCCGCTAGGCTGTTGAGGGGCTACGGCGCGTGCATCAAAGTCTTGAAGCATAGTGGTTTCCTTTATGATTTAGAAGGGTTGGCTACGGTATCAGCTACTTTATCTTTGTCAATAACTTCTCCATTTAAACACCAATTAAAAATATCATCTGCAATATTTAAAAATGTGATGGTATTTTTATCATCAATATTTTTAAATACTTCCGCCGCTGCACCTAAGCAATTTTGACGAATGGCAACCATGCGGAAGTCTTGAGGGGGTACGATAGCCGTACCCTTTTCAATGGTTAAAGCAGTCCCATCGTTAAGCTCACGTCCTACACGTTTTAAAGCTATGGATAGTTCGCTGTAGCACTCGTTTGAGACTTCTAGTTTCATTTTAATTTTTACCTTGTAAATCAGCTTGCTTTAACCAAGCTTCAACCTTTTCGGCTTGCTCTTTCATTTCCTCCCAATTATGAGGATTGATTGCCGACATACCTTGTGTGCGATAATTCTTTTAATCTTTGCTGTGTTATCATCTAACTCATAGCCTTAGCGATAAGTTTGCCAAAATCAGGTTGTTCAAACTCGCTTAAATTACCTGTCCGATTGCGCGCTATTTCATCTATGGATTGTAGGCAACGGAATGCAAGAGTGTCGCCAACTCCCGGTACACGATGAATAGCTAACCTTAAAATCGCATCAAACAAGTGAGGAAGTTCAACCGGGAGATATTTGCCGGGAAAGAAAGGGCGCGTAGTTGGAATGCTGCTAATTAAAGTTACTTCCTGCTTTGCAATTCCATACACATGCTTGTTTGGTAAATGGTACAGCGGGCGCATATGATCCATAACCATCTTAGCCATTTCACCGTAAGCAGCTTGACCATGAACCTTGTTACCAGCTTTAGAAGTTCCGTTCATAATCGCAGTTAAATAAACCTCACACATATGACTTATACTATCAACCCCGATAGTATCAAAATTTTTCGGCTCGTTACTATGCAGTAGCCATTTAAAGAAATCGTCTATGGCTGCTGGTGTATGAGCGTAGCAAGTTGGAATGGTGCTGTCCTTCATAGATAGCAAACCGGCCTCTGTAGCGAGCAATATGGAGCGCGGAGCGGTGTTCAAAATCGGCGTTTTCGCGGAACCGGGAGGCCCATATACAATAGCTTTAAATCCAGAAGTTTTTGCGTAAAAACCGGCTGGTTTGAAGTCTGAAGTGGAGAAGGTCATTAATAACCCGCCTTAATTAAAGATTGCACTTGAACGTCATTTTCAATTTCGTTCATTTTATTTAAAGCGGCATAAGCGTGAGTACGTTGATAAGTTATATCATGGAAAAATTGAGCTTTAGCCAAACTTTCAAAATGCTCTTTTAAAAGCTTCCAATCCCTATCTGTAATCATTACTTCTTCGCCTTCGGTTCTTTAATCGTCAACGTAGGAGCAGCATCGGTAATTTCTAACATAATTTCCGTTAGCTTTAGAATACGCTTTGCGTTTTCGTTACCCTTCTCAGCATCTTCCTGAAGCTTTGTGTATTCAGTCTTGAGGAAGTTGGGCGTCCAAGATACAAGACGGTCTGCAATGAACGGACCCTCATTACCAACCTTAGCAATTTCCTCTAGCGTCTTTTCTACAATCTCATTATCAGCGAGTTTGTAATTGTAGCGAACAACCGCTTTTAATTCGTATCCCGCGCCTAGCTCTAATGTGTTCGTTCCCTCAGTCTTAGAAGGAAATGCACGATTAACAATATATTTGCGTAGCTCTAGCTCTTTAGCTTTTAGGATTGATAAATCATCCTGCATTTGCTTGTGGAGCATAAGCAATGCGTCTTGGTCTAGAGCGTCATAGGGGTTTACGTTTACATTGGACTGTACGTTAACAGTCTCACTAGGATTGACCGGCTGTTGCCAACTTGATTGCCAATTCATTTTTATTATCCATTTGAATTAAAAGATAAGGTGTCTGGTGAAAATTAGGATACCTTATGGGCCTATCTCTTATTCATCCCAATGCTTCTAGGTTTTCTCACCAGACGCGACACCCTATCAGGCTCATTTTCCCTGTCAACCCCATTGACAGACTATTTTTGACCCGGTATGTCTGAAACGCTCCAAAAATAATAAGGTTATTTTCCCACATGGACTTTTACACGATTACCCACAAACTTTTAAAGAATAGGCCACCGGGCGTATCACTTCAAGATATAGCTGACGCGGTAGGTTTATCTTACAGTTGGGTTTGTAAATTTTCAGGTGGTAGTTTAGAAAATCCGTCCTATAAAAAACTTCAAGCTTTGCACGACTATCTATCCAAGCTCAAGTAGCTTGTCGGGGGAATATGCCTTCCAATAACTTTAATAATATCCCAATGGAATTGCGTGCGCTCAAAAGTTGGGTGCTGTGGAAAGCTGAAGATATTGGAGCTTTTAAATTAACTAAGGTGCCATATCAAATTAATGGCAATAAGGCGAGCGTTACAAATCCCTCTCATTGGAGTAGCTTTGATGAAGTATGCAGTTTGGTTAGCAGTTATTCTGGCATTGGCTTTGTGTTTAGCGCCGACGATAATTACTCTTTTATTGACCTAGACGCTACTTCCGACCAATCTTTAGTCCAGCGTCAAAAGCAAATCTTTGAAACCTTTGCTTCATATTCTGAGCTATCGCCAAGCGGTCAAGGTCTGCATATCATTGTTAAAGGTAGTGTACCGCAAGGAAGGCGCAGAAACTCAATCGAAGTTTATTCAAATGAACGCTACGCGACCTTCACAGGTAATGTTTATTTGAATGAGCCTATCCGTGAGTGTCAGGTCGAGCTTACAGAATTGTGGGAAAGCCTAGGCTCAGAGAAGCCAACAGTTTTAAATTTTGAAAGCCAGCCTGAGACGCAATCGGACCAAGAGATAATTAAAATCGCCAGTGAAGCAGCGAACGGTAACAAGTTTCAAGCACTCTTTAGTGGTGAGTTTGGGGGTTTATATCCGTCGCAATCTGAAGCCGATTATGCTTTAATAAATATGATCGCGTTTTATACTAAAAATAAAATGCAAGTTGTTCGTATTTTTAGAATGTCAGTGTTAGGTAAAAGAGATAAGGCAAAGCGTTTAGATTATATCGGACCTATCGTTAATAATGCTTTTGATCGTGAGCTTCCGCCTATTGACATGGATGCTCTTAGGATTAGTGTGGAGAAAGAAATTCGGGAGAGTAGCTTAACGGTAAAGCCCAATGCTCATAACATTGTCAATGAAGGTTCAACCCCTTCCTCTCCCACCAATAATGAAGGGGCGTCGATTAATGGTAAATCAGAAGCCTTTGACGCTTCCAATCTAGGTTCGACCCCTAGCGCCCCTACCAAATCTAAAGGAATGCAACCGCCACCGGGCTTGCTTGGTGAAATCGCACAATTTATCTATGCTGCCGCTCCTAGACCTGTGCCAGAGATAGCCATAGCAGCGGCTATTGGTTTGATGGCTGGTATCTGTGGACGTGCCTACAATGTATCGTCAACAGGTTTAAATCAGTATGTATTACTGCTGGCAAGAACCGGACGCGGCAAAGAAAGCATTCAATCGGGTATATCTAAACTTATTGCTCATGTTCGCCAGCAAGTGCCGTCTATTGAAGAATGTATTGGACCGGATGAAATAGCTTCAGGACCAGCACTCTATAAATATTTAAATAAAAACCCCGGCTTTGTATCTGTGCTATCTGAGTTTGGCTTGCGTCTTGCTGCAATGTCGGATGGTGGCGGTAATGGTGCTAATGTCAGCCTTAGAAGAATGATCCTGCAATTGTATGCCAAGTCTGGTTTTAATGATGTGGCTCACCCTTCAGTTTATTCAGATAAAGATAAGAACGTAGCTGCAATACCATCACCAGCATTTAGTATCTTGGGTGAAAGTACACCGCATACATTTTATAAAAATTTAAATGAAGAAATGATTAGCGAGGGATTGCTACCTCGTTTCCTTTTAATTGAATATGATGGCGAGCGAGTACCAGAGAATGTCAATCACGCTTCCGCTGTACCGTCTAATGATTTGATTGATAAGCTGGCGCAGATTGCGGCCAATGCAGCAACGGTTGAAGGCTCACAACCCCGTAGGGTTATCACTGTCAACTTTTCAGAGGAAGCTAGGAAAATCTCAACTGCTTACTCAATCCAGTGTGATAAGTTTATAAATAATAAAAGTAATAATGAGGTTGTAGTTGAGCTATGGAACCGCGCACATTTAAAGGTGCTGAAGCTCGCGGCTATCGTCAGTGTAGGCATTAATATGTGGAACCCTACTATAGAGCGTGAGCATATAGATTGGGCTATCGGTATGGTTGATGCTGATATTAAAACTTTAACTGAGAAGTTTGAAAGCGGAAAGATTGGCGCAAATACTCAGGAAGTAAAACAAATTGATGAAGTGACTAGAGTTGTAAAAGAATATGCCATTGGAGCTTGGAAGGAAGTTGTAAAATACAGCACACCTAAAGATAAGAAGTTGTTTGAAGAAAAGGTAATAACTTACAACTATATCTCTAGGAGATTGATAGGCACGGCTGCGTTTAGAATGGATAAAATGGGAGCTACGTTTGCTATCCAACGCACTCTAAAAATTCTAATGGACCGTGACTATATCCAAGAGCTATCACGACAACAATTAAAAGAAAAGTTTGGGACTACTCAGAAAAGTTATATGATTAGCAATGTAAAGTTGTTGGAGGAGGGTGAGTAGATTACCCCTGTTAATGCGAATTGTATTTTTCGCCACAGAACGGGCAGTAACTCGCCATGACGAGCGCCGCCTTTTTCCGCACCTTGTCCTGCCGCTTGCAGGTGGCGACGATTAGCTTCGGTTCGCCGAATAAGGTTGAGACCAAAATGGTGTTCTCACCTTCCGGGTGGCTCTTTAGATCGGCGTTCATCTTGGCTATGCAGCCGCACATGATGATTGGCTCCTTGCTGCGTGTTATGTGCGAATTATCGCGTCGGTCCGCCCATTGAGTTGACGACAGCCGCTAGAAAAATCAGTGCGGCGATGCCTGCAACGAATAGAAACAAAACTCCACCTAGTTCACCGATACTTGTCATGGTTCGCTACCCGACTGTGTGAGGATATCTGGCGTCACCAACCGTAAATTACGGTTTGGCTGGTGAAGAAATCTGCCCACACAAAGATAGCACTTATAAACATTCCAAGTGCAGCTAGTGTAGCGCATTCTTTTAGAATTACAAGTAGCATTTTAGTGGTCCTTTAAATTAGACGAAAGGGATTGGAGTTGAACCAATCGCGCTACAGCTATTAGTTAGATAGCTATATGTGGTCACTACCCACCTAGCCCACCGGGCCCTCCATTAGAGACTTTTAAACCCCCACCTGCTGCTCTACAATCTGCTTACGCACATACTGGCGTGGAGGCTTAGTCATTGCGACCTTAACCGACTTACCGCTATTCATTCTTTTCCACATTCTAATATATACCCGTTCCACCGGCTCACCAGTCTGAGCAGTAACCAAACGCGCAGCTTCCATGATCGAATTGAAAGACTTCTTCTTTTTACCAAGTGAGATTGCTTTAGACATTTTACATTTTCCTTTGTTGATTTAAATACCTTACTACATTCTTTTAGAAGCGTCAAGAGTTAGTTTTAAGAAATTCAATAGTTTTTTGTAATTCCTTTATATGGCGTTTAATAAAACTATCCATAGCGGGGAGAGCATATAGGTTTTGAGATTGCATAGTGCTAATACTCTCACTTAAACTTTTTATTAACTTTTGCCTGTCCATTTTAATCCTGCTCCTCCGTCTCAATCGTTGCACTAAATCCATTCAAAAACTTTTCCTTCAGGTACTCGATTGTAGCAATATCATTAATCGTTAGTACCTGTTGGGTACGATGGCCCAAAACATTAGCCATCAGCTTATCAAGAACTTCAAAATCAGGCTTGGAGAGTTCGTATTTGAGCATGTTACTTAGTCCTCTTTTTCTGTACCTTCTTTTTACTCTTTTTCTTCCCCTTAGTCAATACCTTTTTAAAACTATTTTCAAAAGGATTGGGGAGAAGGGTTTTGTATTTGTTTGTCATTGTCACACCTTCAGCCATGAGCTATCAGGGCGAGCCTTAAACGAAAATGGGAAAGCCTTACGTCCAGCATTCCATTCGTCATTGTGGTCGGCCTTAATAATCAGCCACAACCCACCCTTATCGTAATTGCCTTCTTTAATTTCAGTGATAGTCAAGTGCAAGGCGCTTTCCGAAAGTCCCTTCTCTTGACAATCACGGCGCATCCACAGTGAAACTTCTCGGGCCGGGGGCATAATTACATCGCCAACTTTCAGGGTGTTTACAGTAACTTTCTGCATCTTACACTCTCCCTTGTTCCTATGCTCTTAATATACATTATTTAAAACTTATTGCAAGGGCTTTTTAGGGTAATATTATTGCTTTTTACATTTCAACAGCCTATAGGCATTAAATACTACATTTCTGTTGTATTCCATAATACCTATTTGACCATCATCCCAACGTACCCATACAAAATTATCATCATCCTTTTGAATGGTTCCTTTATGATTACAGGTAGCCATTTCTACCCGGTCGTTAGGCTGGAATGCCATTACCCCCTCCCAATAAGTTTAATTCCGCCACCCTGCCCAACCGGGCGTCCAAAGCTCGCGCGATCACCAGCGGCTTTCCCTGCCCCGTAGGAGTTATTATTTATGCCTGTCCGACGCTGGCGAGGTTCCCGCAAAGCCAAGCCCATTTCCTTCATCTTGGTATCAATCAGGGCATTCTTAATAACGACCAACGAATTAGCATTGTCGCTCGCTGCTACCTCAGATTTCACCATAAGCTCATTCAATCGCTCATTGATCCTTCTGGCGCAACCCATTACAAAACCCATGATTACCGGGCGCTTTTGGTTTGGCGGCAGACTGGTATAGTCGTTAGCCCAAATGTAGTTCTTAAGTTCCTTTTGGACAAACATTGTCAGAGTTTCAGTGAGCCACATTGCAAATTCAACATCTGACGGCAAGCCCACAAAATTGTACTGATACTTTTGAGCCTTCAACTGATTAGTATAGACCTTAGTGCTAGTAAATTCAGAGATACGGACAACCAACAGCTTACGAATATGGTGAGGATCGCGCATATTCTTCATGGTTTCTTTAATTGCAGTTTCAGCTTTAGTTTCAGCCAAATCTTCATCAGTCACATTGTAGGCATCCATCATGGCTTGTGCCATTGACAGTGCAGACATAGCTTCGGCTTCGCTGCAACCATTATCAATGGTCTTAGCCATAAGGGCGCGAATTTTGCGCAACAGGCTTTCACGATTGTCAGTCATTTCTAATACCTCCTACATTTTGCTATAATTAAAAATAGCCTATCAACTAATTAAAGTCAATAGGTTATTTAAACTTATTTACTTCACCTTCACTACAATACCATCCTTCAATTCCGCTTCAGCGTACCAAGTGTGGGCAGCGGGATAGTGCGGACCTTCCAAGCAAATCTTACCAGTGAAGTTTGAAAGGTCAGGACCAAGGCCGGGATTGTAGCAGCGGATAGCCGGGGCGGCACTATTGGGGAAGTTATAATCACCAACAGCTTCCTTCAGTGCCTTTTTGGTACGAAAATTAGTAACTGTATAAGACATATTATTCTCCCTTTTCTGATTTTATGATTATAGGACTTTTTATAAGATTGTCAAGAAAACTTTTATAAGGTCCGCGTTTCTTTCCTAGTCTTGCTTTTGCGGAAGGCTCTCCATCAATAGGTTTATTTTTCTTTGATTTAGATATATTATCGGAATGAGGCTTATCAAACTTCATCCCCATTCTGCTTTTTGAGATTGACAATTTATGAGAAGCGTCTTTTGGCTTTCTCATTGTTTGTTTTGCTTCTTCTGAGTGTTTGAACCCTAACGGACTTCCGGCTATCGGTAGTAAATTATATCCTTTTGGAGTTACACAATCATATAAATCAATATAAAATTGCTCACGTATTAGGAGCAATTCTTTTTCACAATTTTCTATAACTTCAAATTTAAAATTAACTTCTGTGTGTTTATTCCAAGATGCTTGTAAATATTTATTGGAATGTTTATTTTTACGCAAAAGACTTAAATGAGTTGACCATCTATTTTTAATATAAATGGCGCTACCAATATAAACTTTATCAGTAACGCCATTAGTAATTTTGTATATACCAGACTTCATTTCTTAGTCTTAAAGTTTGTTACAGTGTAGGACATTTTACTTCTCCGTTTGTTTTAGGTTAAACTTCCCACCATCCCCGACTTTCATCGCTGCAAGCCAACATCAGGTCAAAAGCATCCTTGTATTCGATTGTGACCTTCTTAACCGGACCATACCGGCAACCATCAGCTTCTTCATTCCGCTCTTTCATTTGGGCAACCACTTCCTTTTTAGTCTTAGCCCGAATGCTGTAGGCGCTGCTATCGTTGAGGCAGGGTGAAATCCAGTATGAAAGCTGCATTTTTCTCTCCCGTTTCAATATAGCTACCATACTCCATTTTAAAACTTTTTACAACAACTATTTGCGCAACTTTATTGCTTTCTTTTAAATCTCCTCCTCTACACTAGGATTATTATACATATCCACCATTTGCTGTGCCCATTTTTGATCCGGGTATGTATCTTCATCCTCGATACCATCACACATAATAACGTGCCAGCGTCCATTAGGGTCCGAGTAGCAATAGGACTTTATGTTGATTGGTGCCTTTGGCGCGTCAATATTAATTTCATCAGGGACGTTCCATTTAGTTTTTGCCAACTCACTATACACAGGATCATCAGTTTCCATACGTGGTTCTAGCTTATATTTACCTCTAGGTGCTGGCTTAATAGGCTTGGCCGTCACCACTTCTTTTACATGGTCACTCAATCTATCTGTCAATCGACCTTGCTCATAAAATCGGCGCAGCCTAGATTGTCCAACCCAATACTCACTCTTAGCTCCATTGTCGGCTTTATACCTAAGTAAATACAGCATATGACCTTGAGGTTGCTTCTGCTCGCTAACTACCTGATATTTATAGATTTTTTTCATAAGTCAATATCCTTTATATTTGTATCTCTAGGCACGTTACCCAATTCTGCCTACAAATCAAGTCATTCCAGCAGTCCCATTTGATAAGTCGATATGCTATATCTTGTGATTTTAAAAAATATAATGATTACTAATGGCCCGTTAACCGTGGAAGCCATTGATATTGCTGTTATAATTCCTTCCTTTGATGTTATATAAGATACTAATGAAGCTCGACACCTCCCCCATAAACCCATATCTCTATCCTATATATGGATATCCCTAAACCGATATCCTATATCCCTATATCTGTACCTATACCCCTATATATTATTATTATATATATTGTAAACTCAGAGATACGGACCACCAGCAACTTACGGATATGGTGAGGATCGCGCATATCCTTCATGGTTTCTTTAATTGCAGTTTCA